AATTTTGCATTCAATAGTAGCGTATTGGATGAAACGGATTTAAATCGTGACATTTCTGAATTAATAATATTACATTCAAATCAAAAAAACGATGTCACAAAAAAATCTGTTCATATTGGAACCGATGTAAAAAATTTACAGTATCAAATTAATTATAATCAAATAAATAACTTTATTGATATACATAATTTGATTAAAAAACGTTTTTTTCCAAATTCAAAATTAAATAATGTACATACAATAATGATTAATATCGAAAAAGATGTTTTTAGATATGAAACTGCTGTTCGTGAATTTAAAAAATTATTAATAAAAGATTTTATTCATTTAAAGGCAACCTATTGGAAGGAAAAGGATACATTCAATAATGATATGAATACTATATTGCGTTATTTACAAAATTATAATAAAAATATAGTAAATTCAACTGTCTCATTAGATATATTTTCCGTTTTTACAGACCCGAATATAATGATTCAAGATGGGCCGTTAGCGTGCTACTGTAGTCATGTACGTGGAATGATTTATGGTTTTTTAAATTTTACAGATTATACATTAATTGTAGAAGATGATTTTCATGTTAATGATACTGAATTAATTTTAAAGGGAATAGAAATGATTCCAGATGATTGGGATATAATCTGTTTTGGCGCTCAACCAATTAATAAATTTTATTCCGGAAATTTTTATAAATTTACAGATTTATTTCATTCCACCCAATTTTATATTATAAGAAATAACTGTATGGAAACAATATTTAAAAATATTTATCCAATTTCAGACCAAATTGATATTCTTTTATCTAAAATGCATTCAATATTAAATATTTATAATATACCACATAGTGTTTTACAAAAAAATTTTACTTCTAATACACAAAATAATTTATATGTAATGTATAATTCTCCAAATTATCAATATATTAGAATAACTCTTGATAAAATCAAAACAATGTTAAAAGAAATTATTGTATCTAAATTCAATACAAATAGACTTATTTATCATTTTATAAAACATATTGATAATATTGTATTAAAAATGTTGTATGATTTTATATTTAGTAAAATAGTATTAGCGGATGATTTAGATGAAAAATATTTTAATGAAGAGATTAACGTTGAAGAGATTAACGTTGAAGAAATTAATGTTAAAGAGATTAATGTTGAAAATGATAATAAAACAAATTTATATCATGAATATTTTATTCAAAATGAAAAAAATAAACTATATTCGCTGATTTATATAATAATAAATAGTTGTGTTAAAGGAATTAATGTGGATATAACCGTTAAAAATATAATTTCAGACATATTTGATATAATTAATAATTTTGAAACTATTAGCCTTAATACACATATGGAATTGTTTCCGCTTAATTATGGTTCAACTTCTAATGTATATTTAGGAATACCAAAAGATAATGACGATATTAAATTATACAAAAATATAGTAGTCGTAAAAGCGTATAGTAAAAAATTGCGTTTTAAATATGTGAATAATTCTATAAATCATTCTAATTTACAAGATATTATCCAGAATGAAATTTTATTATTAAAAAGACTACAAGGGTTTGATTATTTTCCACAATTGATTAATAATAACTCAAACGAAATACATTTAACATATACAGGTGAAACGCTTTTTGATAATTTTAATATTCCTTCAGACTATAAAGAACAAATAATTGCCATATTTGAAATACTTAATTCAAATAATATTTATTATCCAGAATTTAATCTTAAAAATATAACTTGTTTAGATGGTAGAATATATTTTATAGATTTTGGCTTAGCTTCTAATATAAATGATATACAAGAAATGAATAATAATGCAAACAAACAATATTTTATAGAATTACTTGATTTATTAAATAATAAATATAAAGAAATTACTGATATTGAACAGCAACATATTTATTATAATAATTTGGTTGTAAATGTTAAATTAAATTCAGATAGTAAATATAAAAATAATATATTTTAGATATATAAATTATGTCTGAAAAAGATATTTACACTGAACATTTTTCTTCATCAATTGGGTTTGGAGAACATAAAGACGTGGCAATAAATTTATTACAAAAATTAATTATTATATTAGATAAATATGAAGTCGAACATATGTTAATATCAGGAACCTTATTAGGATATTGTAGACATAAAGATTTAATTCCCTGGGATGATGATATTGACATATTGGTATCATCTGATTTTGTAAATAAATTAGATAAAATTATGTTTGAATTAAATATAGAAAAAAAATTTAAGATTTATACAAAAAATGCGAAATATTTTTATAAATTTTCACATACAGATAAAATTGTTCGTCATGAAAATGGTAAATATTTTTGGCCATTTATTGATTTATTTGTTTATAATTGTTGTGATAAATATATAAACTTTTTTAAAAAAAACTGGTTTCTAGACGATTTTTTCCCTTTATCCAAAGTTGTTTTTAACCAAATTAATGTGAATATTCCAAAAAATCCAAAATCCTTTTTAAGTTATAATTACGGTTCGAAATATATGGAAGTATATGTTTCTTCGCGTTGGAACCATAAAAACGAGTGTTTAAAAAAAACAGCAAAAATAACAAATAAAGATTACAATGAATATTTTAATCAAGATCATCCTGATAAGTAATCTTTCTTAAATATTTATATTTACCGTAATATATTTGTATAGGTAAATTATACATTTTGATTATATCTATAAACTCATGAGCTTGTCTATTTGATTTTTTCATAAAATTAAAATACAATATTTCACTTAATTTAAAATTTATACATATTGGGCTACATAATTCAATATATTCATCACGAACTAATGTATTATATTTTAAGTCCATTAATCCATTTGTTAATTTTAAACAATATTGTGAATAAAATTTTGTGTTTATTATCATATTATTATAATAATCATATGGAATATAAGGTCTCGCACTGTCATGAATTAATAAATTAATTCCATTAAAATCTTTAATCTTCAATATATCTCTATTCTCTTTAATATATTGAATTCCTCTTCCAATAGACTCTAATCTACAATTTATATCATTTGTAGTTATATGTATTTGGTCTTGTTTAATTTGAAGTAATTTATTGGATTTTATTATTTCAGTAATTTGTTTTAAACAATTTGAATTTGTGACAATAATAATTGTATTTAATTGTTCTAACATACTTTCTATAGAATAAACAATTAATTCTTTATTTTTATATGTAAAAAGTTGTTTGAATTGATGTTTGCCAAATCTTGAACTTGTTCCTGCTGCTAACAATATAGATATAGTTCTGTTATATGTTTCTTGTGGTTTAATTTTATGTATCTCATGATAAAAATATAATATTTTTATATATAAACAAAATTTGTAAAAGATATTACTTAAATAAATAAATAGTTGTTTAACCATAAGATATATACTACTGTAACTTTATTTTTATCAGGAAACCAATTCAGGGAACCAAGGTATAAGAGCCTTATGCCCGAAGGGCTGGAAAGCCTTGTGATTTGCTTAAGAACCCCTCCTTTTAAGTTGTTGTTTTTGTCATAATTAAAAATTTAATAATTAATAATATATATATTATGTGTTTTCCAAATATATATAGATGTATTGTTGAAACCTTTTATGGTAAACAAGAGAAAAAATGCCTTCTTATTTTAATGCCAGATGAAGAACCAGAAATTATTTATTATGAAAATTTAAGAGATAACTCTTTTTAAGTATATATAAGTATATATAAGGCTCTTACTTTGGCTCTTACTTCGTTTTAACCTTTCCCAAAGGTTAAAACGAAGTAAGAAAAAATTGAATAGATTATTATTATACATTTATTTTAAATATAATATAATATGAATAGTAGTAAATATAATAGTAAATATAATTTAATTTTATGTGAATTACATAACACTATAATACATGGTATAGATAAATCAAGTGATCCTAATATACAAACCCATTATTTAGTTTTTGAAAGATATAAACCTTTTAGTGAGGACTATTTTAACGAAATCGAACAAAGAAATCTTGATATTTTAGAACCCGAAGAAATAAACGATGAAGAAACCGAAATGCAAAGTGATATTCAAATTTTAAAACGGGCATATTCAATACAGCATAATATAACATCCCCTATAAGAAATTATAGTTATATAGTTTCAAGACCTAATTATATTCAACCAGAAATAGGAGAAATTATTATTCTTCCTACACTTGAAGAAATAGCTATTTTGAAAACTTTTTGGATACGTATTATTCAAAAAAAATGGAAAAAAATATTTCAACAGCGTAAAAATATTTTAAAACAACGATTAAATCCGTCATCTATTTATTATAGACAAATTAGCTGTTTGTGGCCTCCAAATTGTAATTATTTACCTGGATTAAATGGTCTCTTTTATTGTATAATTTAATAATTCCTTTTATTTATCTTTTATTTTTTATTTGTCATCATTTTTAATTTGGTTTCATCAATATATATTTTTATATCCATTTGATTAGGAACATGATTTGGTTCTTGCTCTTTTTTAATAACGGTTATATCCTTTTTAATAGATGTTTTTCCGGTTTCTTTATTAAATTGAAGTAAACAACCTGTAGTTGTTTGTTGGCTAAGATCCATAATATTTTCACATTTTTGTCTACGATTTGGAGCTCTATGTTCATATCCATTAATTCTTTCTTTTTCAATAGTTTTCCATATTTCTTCTAATGTAACAATATTATTTTTAAACCATTGTCTATTTCTACAAACCAACACACAACTAAATTCTTCTAATTTCCAATAAATGGTTTTCATATAAGTATGATTAAACTTTGGATTTGTCGTATAATGTTCAATCATCTTTTCCTCCCATTTTTCAATATCATTAGGATGTATTAAATCTAATGGTCTATACATATAAAATGGTTTTCCTTCTTTTGTATGAAAATAGATAATAGAACCTTTAAGTTTATTGTCTTTTGATAAACATATATTTTTAAATTCATATCCGTCATCATCTTCATAACATTCATCTAATGTATCACATAAATAAGCGGCATAATCTGGATATTCAATAAATTTGGTTTCTAAAAAATCACATTCATCTAAATCACATACTTCCATTTGTAGTTGCATTTGAATCCAATATTCTTTTTTAGGAATTCCATTTATTACACGATTTACAATATTTTTAATTTCTAACATACGACCATATCTTTCTGTGGTTTTATCAACATTAATTCCATCTGGAGATGCTCCTAAAAACAAGTATTTTTCATGTTGAATGCATCCAAAATCTTCTATTCTGGTTTTATACATATGTTCATATAATTTTACAGAAAGAGGTTCATATTTTTGTCCCCAATGAAGTGTTGTATTCACATTTACAACGACTACTTCTTTTATATCATCTTCAGATGATTCATTATCCACATATAAAGTTTCATTTAGTGGTTTACATTTTTCATAAATTAGTTGATTTTGCATGGATTGACTTTCAAATGCTTTATATGCATTAGAAGCAGTAATTAAGTTATGACGAAATTCATACCATTCTTTAGTTCTTTGTGTAGGTTGCGGTTTTTTCCTTAAAATATTTATTTGTTTATCAATAAAATCATAATTAGGTTCTTGTAAAATAATGGATTCGGGATAAGAACGAGGAGGCATAAAATGTTTAAAGAAATCATCTTTCGTATGTTCAATAATTTGTTCCATTTCATCTTCAGCATCTTCTGTATAAAATATATCATAATCAAAATGTGAATGCATTAATTCTTCAATACTTTCATCAAATGATTCATGAAAATCTGGTTCAGCAATAAGTGTAGGATGTTCTTTAATAAATTCTTCCATTAAATGTAAACCTGTTTGATATAGTTCAAGTGATTCTTCATCATTAAAATAAGTATATTCTTTTTCCGGTATAATTTCATTGGTAATATCAATTAATTCATTGTTGTCAACCATTTATTAAATATATTATTTAATCTTTATACTGTTTTTTTTAATATTTTAAATAATCAGGGAACCTTAGGTTCCCCGAACCCCTCCTTTTTTTTAATCAATTTTTTCTGCGGGGTAAGTTTTGGGAAACAAGAACTTCAAACATTTTTTATAGTAATTTTTCCCCCCATGGGGATAAACCAGTCCTTAATCCACATATTTATTCATCTTTTTCAGAATCGCTATCATTTATTTTGATATTTTTAACAGTGCCTTGTTTTTTCTTAGGTGCTAATCCTTTTAATGTCGAAACCCGTTTATCTAAATTTTTTAAAGTAAAATGAGTAGAAGATTTATTAAAAAATAATGAGGGAATGTCTTTAATTTCCCCAGTTTCTTTATCATATGACACATCTTTAACCCGTTGTAATTTTTTTTTATCAAGACAATCTCTAAAAAAACTTATTAAACTATTAAATTCCGTTTCTGTTAAATTTTCTGTTTCTTTATATTTATTGGCAAAAAACATTAATTTTTTTAATTTAGCGGTTTTATCTAATTTACTCCAAGGTTCATTTGCATTCGTATTTTTTTCATTTTCTAAAAATTTATCTAAATTGGCTAAATCACTTGAAGATTTATCTTCTGGCCAAGGAATACCATTAAGAATCATTGATTTATATTTAAGTGTTTTTAATTCATTACATGTTTTTTCTTTATTAGAATCCGTTTTTTCTTTATTCATTTATATAATATATTATATATTGTAAAGTTAATTTTAACTTAATTTTTTATAATATATTTAATAATTATGGAAGAAACAAATAATATAAAAAAAAATAACCATT